TCGTTATGAACAGTAATGGGATTAGGATTCCAATCATCGTATTTAAATATCCAATATATTGTAACACATACTCCTACCAAAAGTATAGTTATCATAATATTTACACTCTGAACTACTTCACTCACGATACTTTAACCTTCCATTGAGAATTAGGATCTAATTTGTCCATATAATTAAACCCACTACCTTCAGGGTAAACATATCGTCCATTCTCATCAAACATACCCGAAGTGTCTGCTATCCTTGACTCCTTTGATGGATACTTGGGATAAGGTCTTTTACCTTCTCTCATCTCCTGTCCCTTTCTTCTTCTAATCTGATTACCAGTCTCAGGTATATTATCTTTGTCTAACCAAGCAGTGCCTAGCAGCTCTTTGATCATTTCTTTTGTGTAACCTTTAGGATGCATTTTCTATCACCTCACTATCAGGAAGAAGATCTAAATCTCCCACTACTCCACCTATAACAATAAAGGCAGTAAGCACAGCACCTGCACCCCATACCCATTTCTCTAGTGCTCTTATCCTTTCTCTTACATCCTCATTTAATTTGGTGACTCTCTCTTCTGTTCTATCAATTCTTTTATGAATCAATTCCATACGACGAGTAGCATTCTCAAGAGTACTATCAAGGACAGCAATCTTTACATCCTGTTCGGAATCTTTATTTGATATGTCAGTCACGTTGCCTCCAGTCGTCAGACCTCTCCTGATGGAACCAATCTACCACATCCTGTGGATCTCCGAAACCCCTACGATGATGAGTTGGATCGGGGTCTCCAATATTCAACTCATTCAGAAAAGAATCGTTAGGGTTCGTAGCCATTCTTCTTGCGGTATTTAACATACCTCTAGCAGCAGTATTTGCTTTTGCTAATTTGTTTGCCCAGATCATATCTTCTAGACTAACTTCAACTCCAGAACCTATATCTTTACAGATTGCGGTTAACCTTAAACGATATTGTGTTGATAACATATGCTAATAATTGTTATTAGTATTATTTAACATGTATAATACCTTTCATTCCAGCACCAGCATGAGGATCACACTGGAAGTTATAATCACCTGCGTCTGTGAATGTAACATCAAAACTATCACCAGTAGCAAATGCTAAATCTGAATGTGATAATTCTGGATGTCCATCAACCATCATATTATGTGGTGGTAATGCTCCATTAGTAAATGTAATTGTCTCACCAGCATTGATTGTAATATCATTTGGTTCAAAAACTAAGTTTCCATTTGAACCCATCGTAACTTCTGCAGCATATGCTTGTGCTGCTAATGAAAACGATAAAAAGAGTGAAGTGAGCATGATAGTTAATCTACTCATCCACCACATGATTTCATGTTTCATAATTAGTGTCCCATAGGTATTCCAGAGGACATAAAATCAGAAATCTTTTGTACTTCTTCTGTTACGCAATAGTCAATAAAAGAAGGATGCTCCCTTAGTGCAGGAACATCCTCTTTAGAGTGTTGTATTGCTTCATATGAATTTATTGCGTACTCGCAGATTTCAAAATGATGATGTTGATTATCGTGATAACCAACTGTGTAATGCTTTTGTTGTGTCAGGGGCATGATTTTTTCAATCCCATACTATCAAATATTTATAGCACAGATTGAGTAATTTTGCCTAGTTTAGTGTGGACTTCCTGACTGTGTTAGAGAACCTGAATAACTCCTACAACATCTGGTATTTCTGCCATTAATTTCTTCTCTATACCATGTTTTAAAGTCATAGCACTCATAGCACATGAAGCACATGCACCACCTAACCTAACTTTAACATAACCATCTACTTGCTCAACATACTCTAACCATCCACCATCTGCCTCAATATATGGCATCAGTTCTTTAAGAACTTCCATTACATTGTCGTCATTTAATTCCATTAGTCCTCTGTTGGAATATTAAAAATAACCAACCACACAATTGATAGAATAATTATAAAAAATACTCTAATAGAACTGGGTGATGTGTCAATCACAAAAGTATTGCACCAATAATAAATCCTTTAGTAAATGAAAGACAAAGCATTTGATAGTTAGATAATTTAAACTTACCTTGAATTTTATATGCAATATTCTTATCCCATTCTTTGAGATTATAAAATGCTTTGCTAATATTAAGATTCCACATTACATTTTATATGATTCTTGAGATTTAGTATCAGTAGTAATCTTAAGAGGTGCTTGCTCAACTCTAATAGTTTGAACAGGCCCAGCAGGTGCTTTTGCCAAGATTGCTTCAATGTCTTTTGCAGTGACTGGAGGAGGACCACCATTTGCTCCATTACCATTACCATTCATCTTCATGGTACCATCACCTTTCTTAGATGCGGTCTGAATTCCGAAGCTAGCCAAAACCCCAGTAAAAACTGAAGCTATAAATGTCGGATCTATTTTCTGTTGTGGTACACCTGGTATGGCCACGTAATTTAAAGTCAGAATTCCTCCGGACCACACAAGAACGCCCAGACGTACAAATGTACTAATGATAGCAGCTCTTTCATCTTCATCGGGAAGTATAGCATCCTTTAGTTTACCTAAAGCACCTTTCTCTTCTTCCTTATCTTCAACCTTTTTTTCCTTTACTTCTGCAGCCATAAGAATACTAATATCTATTCTTATATAGTTTCTTAAAAGTTTGGAACTCCTAATCCACCAGAAGGAACAGATGGAACAGCAGCTGAATCAGAAGGAGCTGCAAGATCAGGTGTTCCTATAGGAAGTGCAGATCCACCGCCCAATCCACCAAGACCTCCCAGAGATCCAGTAACTGCTTCCATAACTTGAGATTTAACTCCATCAATGATGGATGCCCTATTGAGGTATACGTATACCCCACTACCAACAACGGCACCAGATACAGCGAAAGACGCAAGAGCAAGTACATTTACAATTTTTTGCATTTTAGATAACCTAATACGGTGTACTATAATATTTAAATTTATTTAGAAATTATTATAGTATGCTTCATAGTATTTGACAAGGCCTGCCGTAGTAACCTGCTTCTTCGACCATTCATCAGCACAGTTTTCAATTTTTTGTCTAGGATCATTTGGAAAATTTCCGAGTAGTATTTTTAATGCGTTTTCTTTAACTGAATTCACTATCTTCTCCAATATACTCTAATGAATATACCTCATGATCTTCAATATTTTCATCATACCATTCTTCGAATTCCTTAAATATAGCAAAGGCATCATCTTGTAATGAAGGAATGGATTCTACTTCTCCCTTTTCACAAAGAATATGAATTCTTTCTTTAGCCCATCCATGAGCCTCAGATATCGTTCGATCTAAAATGTCCATAGTCCTTACGCATATAGCGTCCTAGAATGTTGCTATTATAGTATGCTGGTTCTCCATTGTCAAGAGATTCGCTTAATACATTATTTAGAAATAATTGTTTAGTCTCTTCGTAGTTTACATCTCCGAGTCTGGTATGGAGGGATAAGATCTCTCGTTTGAACGCACTGTTTCCAAGTAATTTTCTATCTGAATTAAGTTGGTCAGAGCTTCCATAGTATCGTTTCCAGTCACTTTCAGACGTAACCCGTCTCTTACCACCTCTAGGCTTACGTTTTTGGATGAAATATTTTCTACCGATGTATTGCTTATTCGACTGGATATTAGTAATGCAGTAGACGAAACCGAAGAAATCGCCAATATCGTCAGAAGTAAAAGCTGCACCTTGGTAGTACCAGGGATTTTCATAATCGCTCCCATTATCTTCATTAGCCATTACATATTATATAAGTTCTTATTATATATCCATCAACCCTCACAAAGGTAATTCTAGACAAAAAAAAGAGGGTTGTCAAGCCTTGACACCCTCAAATAATTCTATTATAATCTGAACTCAGTCGTATGAATATTCCTCTCCTGATTCCCTGTAAGCATTCAATGCCAATACTTGATCAGCATATTCATTTCTCCATTTATATGGGTTATCCGTGCATACACCCCATATATCATCACTACAACTAGGTGTACGACCATTTTTATCAACAATAATACAATCTTTACAAGAATAACCAGGAAAACACCAGATATATCCCTTACTAGTAAGAGTCATTTTATCAGTCTCATGCCAGAACCAATGAATAAGAGGTTGTTTATATAAAAATTCAGCAGTCTTCATACTCTTGGCATGAACCCAGAGTCTTTCATTCTTTAAAAAATTTAAATCTATTTGATATTCAGGTTCATCATGACCCAAATAGAATCCATTTTCATATAACCACAAATCAATTTCCACATCAAACCCAGACCGTATTGCTTCTTCAATATAGTCTGGGTTATTTTCTTCTGATGGTATTCTACCCTCAAGATTTCCTCGATGTGAAATTATTTTCATTTTTTATAATGCTCTAAGAAGTAATTAAGATCTTCGGGTGTTCCAATACCCCACATCCCATCACTATCTATCTCTTTAATACCTACTTTCTTACCATCTTCTATTGCTTCATTGAAGACTGGACACACATAGAACTCATCATTGGTTCTAATATCCTTCTTTATCATCTGTTCAGCATACTTAACGTAGTCAGAACCCTTCTTCCACCAATAGATACCCACTGTGGCATGTTCTGAGATAGGTTTCTTTTCAGCAACCTCTGAGACGTAGCCATCCTCCCCCAGTTTAGCAAAACTCCACTTAGGATGGGTTGCTGGAAAAGTAAGAATCCCACCGTCAGAACCGCCATTCTGGAAGGCATAGAGGGTTTCATTAGAATCCCACTCAACAAACTGATCAGAGTTAGCCATTAATAATGGTTCATCATTATTAATAAATTCTTTCGCAAGTAATGTAGTACATGCAGCACCTTCAGTGATTCCATCCACCTGCACAATATTACAGTTTGGTGCAATCAAATTGAGAAGATATTGTAGACTATACTTTTCATAATGTTCCTTCTGAACAATGAATGTATAGTTAGCTTTAATATTCAGGTTCTCTACAACCACCTGAATCATTGGTTTACCCTTCACATCAATAAGAGGTTTGGGGAATGTATATCCTTGTGTAGCAAAACGACTTCCACGTCCTGCCATAGGAATCAATACGTTCATAGTTTTACTCTCCCATGCAACTTTTTTCTTTTGACCATTAAGAATCTTCTTAATTTTATCAATCTTAGTTTGATTTAGGTCACTTCTATCTTCGATAGGAATTAGATGACATTTACTATCTAATGCACCCTGACGACCTATATGACTGTCCTCAAGGATGACTGTATCGTCTGGTAATGCACCTAAGGTCATCATACATTTCCAGTACATAGATGGAAATGGTTTGTTCCTGACTACATCTTCATTAGAAATGTATACGTCAATGAACTCAAGGAGTCCTAGACGCAAAAGAATGATCTTTACAGTGTTTCTGATGCTATTAGATGCTACTGCAATCTTATATCCAGCATCTACAAGTTGTTGGAAGTATCCCATTAACTCATAGTCCTTTGCGACACACTCACTAAAGATTTTTAAGGTGTTAGTCTGCTTATCTTTCCATATTTGATCATATCTATCGGCAGGTAGACCCTTATTCTTCGTTAAAAGTTTTAATTTACCTGTTGTGGGCAACCCATCATAGGTACTTACATGATCTTCTCTGCTAATAGCATACTCTGGACCAAGTGCTTGGTTCAGAGCTTCATAATGATGGTCTTTGCTATCAATTAGGACTCCATCAAGGTCAAAAATTACAAGTTTTGTCATCTGCATATAGTAAATACTTCATGTCCGAGTTCTAAGTCATCATTATACTCGGCAATATAATTTATAGGCACTAATTTCTTTACTAATTCATGATTTATCTCATGAGTCATCTTATTACTCTCCAATAATATATCAATACACTCTACAAACTCATTAAAATATTTTTTAGGGAAAATCCAGAAGTTATCATCACAGTTTTGAGGTGGATGGACTGGTGTAGAAGGGTGTTGTATGACAGAATTAAATTTTTCTAGGTCAATATTCAAATCACTGAACTTTTTAAAGAATTTAATGTCTGGCCGAGTAAATATGAACAAATCATAGTCTATTTTACTCTCTTTTATCAAAGAAATTAAATTTTTATAGTGATTTAATTGCACCACCCATGTAGAAGGGTGTGAGAAAAACTCAGGTGCAAGATAAGTATAGGTTATAGAGGCATTTTCTTTTAATTTTTCCACATATAATGCATCTAATTGATCATTTACATTATATGTACTGAAATAATAGTCAATTTCAGCATCTTTTATGTCCTTATGGAACATATTCTGATGATTTTCCAGAATTTCTTCTGCATATGACATTATTTGTTCAGTCAAACCTTCAGAAAGGACTCTTCTATACTGAAAGAACCCTTTATAACCAATCATTATTTTCATAATTAAAGTTTAAATCCAGAGAATGTGTCTTTTTTAACGTCCTGTTTAATACCACCAACAATATAACTCTCTACTTCAGTTTCTTGTGGAGCAACTTGGAGTCCTTTTGATGAAATCCAATGCTCTGTCCAAGGTAATGGATTATTTTTTGCAGGTATGTCATAGATTGGTTTAAGTCCTATTGATTTCATACGACGATTAGCAACCCATTCAACATATTGATGAAGTAATTTATCATTAAGACCAATCATACTACCATCTTTAAAGAGATATTCTGCCCATGCCTTCTCCTCATTCACACATTTCTTAAATGTATTAATTAACCAACCTTCCTCTTCCTTAACTATCTCTACCATATCAGGATCATCACCCTTTCTCCAATTGTTTAGGATGTTTTGGGTGATTGCCAGATGCTGATTCTCATCTCTTGCAATAAGAGATATGATTTTCGCAGATCCTTCCATGAGTTTAAGCTCACCAAAAGCAAAACTACAAGCGAAAGAAACATAAAAGCGAATACCTTCCAAAATATTGACATTAGCTACTGCCCTGTATAAATGTCTCTTTAAATCTTTCTTAGTCCATCGTGCATTAATATGTTCTCTCCACCCTTCTTTCCACATGTTACTTTGATCATACTCATGTGCATAGTTGATGAATGTATCATATGCTCCAGTAACACTAGCAGCACGTTCCAAAATCCTTTCATCTCTAAGAATAGTATCAAATACTTCTGAAGGATCTGAATATACATTCTTAACGATATATGTATAGGATCTACTATGAATCATCTCCATAAAAGACCAACACTCCATACATGCTTCTAACTCAGGTAAAGAACAATATGGAATAAAAGCCATACCAGGTGCTCTACCCTGAACACTATCAAGCATCGTTTGATACTTTAGATTAGAAGTAAAGATATGTTTCTGTTCTGGACGTAAAGATTGGAAATCACCACGATCTTTCTGTAATGAAACTTCCTCTGGTCTCCAAAAGTATCCTAGTTGAGACTTAGTTAAGTTTTCAAATTGAGGATACTTATACGTATCATAACGCTGAACACCCAATGGTTTACCAAAAAACATAGGTTGTTTCTTGGTATCAACTTCTTCAGTATTAAATACTGTTATTCCTTTTATTTCAGATTGCACAGGACTCACAGGTCTCCTCCTCAGAATTCATAATCTCATCAACTAAACCATCTAATGTAGATATTTTATTTTCCTCCACATTATCATGCAACCCCACTGGATGTGCTGGTTCAATTTCATCAGTCTTAATATCATAAGTGTTTTGATAATATGATGTTTTCCAACCGTACTTATATGTAGTGAGCAAATCCTGTGCCATTACAGAGACAGGAACCTCAGAGTTTTCATAATGTTCTGGGTTATAAGACCAGTTTCCACTGATTGCCTGATCAAAGAATTTTTGCATAACTGCAACTACATTGATATACCCAGTATTGCCAGGCATATCCCATAAAAGGGTATAATTATTCTTCAGTGTACCATACTGTGGAACAATCTGCTTAAGAGGCCCTTTCTTTGATTTTTTAATGGACAAGTATCCTCTAGGTGGTTCGATTCCATTGGTTGCGTTTGACACAACGGAGCTGCTCTCCGAAGGCATTTGTGCGGACAATGTTGAGTTCCTGATTCCATGTTCCAGTAACTCCTTCCGTAAACTTCCCCAATCAAATGATAGGTCATTCGGTACTAACTCATCTACATCTTTCTTATATGTATCGATAGGAAGGATTCCCTGAGCATACTTAGTTCTATTGGAGTATGCACAAGCACCTTTTTCTTTAGCAAGATTTACGGATGATTTAATAAGATAGTATTGGAATGCCTCAGTCAGATCATGAATCAACTTCCATGCCTCTCTATCCTCATATTTTACCCCCTGTTTGGCAAGATAATGTGCTAAACCGATATATCCTACCCCAAGACTGCGACGTGCTCTAGTGGCAATCTCTGCTGCCTTGACGGGGTATCCCTGAAAATCAATGAGTTCATCAAGAGCCCTAACACTAAGATCACAGAGAACTTCAAGATCCGAAACATCTCTAATCTTTCCAATATTAACAGCACTAAGAATGCAGAGAGCAATTTCACCTTCTTTATCATCTATATGTTGGATAGGTCTAGTTGGTAATGTAATTTCTTGACACAAATTACTCATCTCAACCTTATCCATAAAGGATGAATGAGAATTACAATGGTCAATATTCATAATGTAAATACGACCAGTCTCTGCTCTTTCTTTTAAAAGATCTAATATTAATTCTTGGGCACTGATGGTAATTCTTGAGATTGATTCATCATTTTCATATTTAACATATAAGTCATCAAAGGCAGGAGTGCCAAAAGCATCGTACAAACCAGGCACATCATGAGGACTGAATAAACTAACGTCCTCACTGTCGATAAACCTCTGATAAAATAATGAACTTAACTGGATGGAGTAGTCAAGTTTTCTGACTCTGTTGTCTTCTGTTCCTTTGTTGTTTTTGAGGACGAGGATGTCTCTGATTTCTTGGTGCCAGATAGGAAAGTGGACAGTTGCTGAACC